TTAACTATTAATTTACATATTACATCTAATAAAGTCATTTATATTAATCCTAATTCTAATTTACCACTCTCTGAAATCATATCTTGTGTCCAAGGTGGGTCCCAAGTAATACCAACTCTAACTATATTAACTTCTTCTAACTTTGCTACTTCATCTTCTATTTGCTTTGGTAAATCTTGAGCAACTGGACAATGTGGTGTAGTAAGAGTCATAAGAATGTCAACATTATTATTTTCTTTTATATCTACATTATATATTAAACCTAAATCATATATAGAAATAGGTATCTCAGGGTCATATACTTGTTTTAATTTATCTATAATCATATCGTTTAATGTATGTTTAGTCATGATATATTTTTAATAATTTTTTTAGCTTGTTTAGATAAACGTAATAACTCTTCCATGTCACACTCTCTCATTAAAACATTATAGTCTGGATGTTCCATAGTCTCAAGTAAAGAAACTATATTATTTATAATATCTATAAGTTGTTGTTTAATTGTCAAAGTATTATTTAATTTTTGTTTCATTATATATCAACTAATTCACATGAACCTGCTTTACATGCTAACTCTTGTGAACCTCTTGTATTATCTTCTGTTTCATATTCTTGTAACTTATTCCAGTTAATATCCTTTGGCATCTTAGATTGTAAATCATTATATTGTACTTCATCTATATCTTGATAAGGTGCTTGTTGATATGTATGGTCTGAAAAAGGTAAAAATGATATACCAGATAGTGTATCAAAATTATTCCAACACCAGTTACCTACATTAATCCATTCATGTTCTTTAACAGATATAGTTACTGATGGTTTATGTTCACACCAATGTTGTGCATAACATTTCCATATTTCTAATTGTTCAATAGCAGTCATAGTATATCTAAAGATAGCACTAGGGTCTGATTTCATAGGAAAAGAAAATACAGAATTATTTGGTTGCATTACATCATCTTCACAAGGTATGCCTTGGTCTGCCATAAACTTTGTTAAAGGGTCTTTTTTATCTCCTCTTACTGTTCTAATATAATAAGGATTATGTCTAGCATGAATACCACTAGCACTGTCAACTAATTGACTAACTGTACCTGAAGGTTTGACACATGTAATAGCTGTTGATTGTGGTATCCCTAACTTTTTTGACCACTCTTCATTAGTTAATACAGCTTTGTGTCTCATCTTTGCTAAAACATCTGGTAATTGAGTTCTCATTCTAGATAGTAAACTATTATCCATAATACCTGTAAGAGATACACCAAGTAATCTTTCTTCTTCTGTATTAGTCTGCCATCTTTTACGTAGATAACCAAAATTTGTAAGTGTAGCTTGTACTGTTCCTAATATAGTAGCTACTTCTATTTTATCATGTAATGTTTCTTCTGTATCTGTAGGTCTTACAACCACTTCTGTAAGATTACAAAACTGATTAGGTCTTAATATAATTTCACTACAAGGATTAGTACCAAAGTCCCAATCAGCATTACGTCTACCATTTTCTCTAGCTTTTTCTTGAGCAGATTTTCTATTAAAGATACCACGTTCACCAGATTTACTTTCATATAATGCTAACCATTCTTTCATAAAAATACCTGCATCTGGTTTCTCTGTGTATGCTACAGAGTTATTAGCTAATGCTCTTTCTGGATTAGTTTCCCACCATGCACCAGACTTGGCAACTCTTAATCTCTGGTCTGATAAATTAGACAGAGATATAAGAGCTGACCTACGAACACCACCTACTACTACAACTTCTCCTGTTTTACAAACAATATCATGACACTCCATAGAAGATAATTTTCTACCTCTAGCATTTTTAAACTTGTCAATAGTAAAATCAAATAAATTAACTAAAGGTTGAGGACCACTTGCTCTACCACCAAATGTTTTTAGTCTAGCACCTGCAGGTCTAACCTTACTTATATTTATTTTAGGTATTCTACAAGTATATAAATAAGATATTAAATCTTTAAATGCTCTTGCCCAACCTTCTTTAGAATCATTAACAGAAACAACATCATCTGTCTTTTCAAACTCTCTATCTGGTATAGTAGGTAACTTATCTATATATTGTCTTTCAACAGAAAAACCTACACCTGTACCATTCATAAGTATATATAATACTTCATCAAATGCTTTTGGATTATCAATAGGTATATAAGAACAATTATATCCTGCTATGTTTTCTCTTTCTAATGCGTTTCCTGCAGTCATTAATGCTCTCATAGATGGCATAACAGATAAACCTATAATACTATCTTCTATTCTTCTCCATACTTCACTATCTAATACCACACCTAAATTTTTATCTAAATGACCTTGCATAAAATTACTAAATCTAGATACTGTTTCTATCCATGTCTCTCTTCTACCTTCATCAGGTAACCAACGTGCATACCTAGATGCATGAATAAACGTCTGATATTCTGTTGGTAAATAGTTATTCCCTGCCATAATCTTTCTCCAATATTAATTCACAATAATGTATTACTTTCTCAATGTCTCTTGCACCTTCACCTTTTCTTCTGTGTCTTGTAATATACTTTACTACATTACCCTCAAGAAATGTAAGGTTATTTTCTACAATATAATCAACAGGTTGTATCTTACATGTTCTATAATGGTCACCACCTACCTGTCTATCAGTAGCAATCCTAGCTTCTTTCTCTAAGTTAATTTTTTTAAAACCTTTTTTATCTTTAACTGTTTCTTTAATCATTTCATTCATTAATCCCATATCCTCTCCTATAATTTAGTTAAAAAGTATGCAACTAAAACAATAAACATACCTAATAATATTCCTATAATAAAACAAGTTAATAAATTAAATTCCATATTATAACATCTTTTTTATTCTTTGTCTAACATATTTTAAATCTGGTGAATGAATAACTTTGTATGCAAAGCTTCTTGTATATGAAGGACTTAATCCTGCATGTTCACATACTTGTTCAAAGTTATCACACGTAACACCAACACTACAAAAAAACCATGATATTGCTCTATTTTTATTTATCTTACTTTTACCATTAGTAGCATCTAATAATGCTTGTAAAATAACAGATAAAAATAAACTTCGTTCTGGTGATTCTATTTCTTTTTTTTCTATATCTATAAATATGTCAATACTTTTTTTCATTTATATTTTTGGTGTACTTTTTACCTCTCCTGCCATGTCATCTTTTTCACTTGTATTTTTAGTAATCTGTTGAAACATATTTATAGCATCTTGTGCTTCAGATGCTTTATTAACTAACATAATTATATCTTCTATAATTTTAGGATGCTCTCCTACACCTACAGGATTATCTGTATGCAGTTTAATGTTAGCTATTGCTTTATCTCTTTCTGCTAAGAAATGAGACATCACTGCTGAATAAATAAATGTTTTCATTTTATCTCCTTTACCAATTAATTATCTCTTGAACTCTAGGTTCTTTAGCAATATGCGTAAGATATGTCGTACCTTTTTCATATTTAAATGCACGAAGACCTTTTCCATTGTTAGCATCAGACCAACACTCCCTTTTATGAGGGCAAAAAACACAACCAATAACAAGCTTCCTATTACCAGAAGAACCTTCAGGCATATCAGAATAACATCTATCAGGAACTGTTTTAGATTGTAAAACTTTTTTAAGATATTGTACTCTTTCTTTTGCATTTATCATCTCCAAACTATGCACTCTAGTCAATGCAATATTGCCATTTTGTTTATCTATTGCTAGAAAATATGCTTCATCTACATTATTACCTTCAGAGTATGCAGATATTTGTGATATATATCCAAAGGGGTCATCAGATGCTAAATTATTATTAGCAAACTTTCTAAAACTATAACCACTAGCACTTTTACAGTCAACTAATTCACCATCAATCTTACAATCTTGATGTCCTTTTATACCTTCTACATCTACTTGTTTTTGTTCCTCTGTAACTGTGTGACCTGCAACTCTAGATAATAATATAAGCAAGTCTTCTAGTATATGTCCATATAAAAATTTAATTCTAGTAGATGGACTAATAGGTCTTGCTTCTGAATTAGAATGTCTATCATACCATAACTGTCTAGTAGGTTTACCTATAGAAGATAAAGATAATTTTCTTTGCTTTCTAGGTTGCTCATTTAAAACAGTTTTAATATTATTAGTTACACTTTTAGAAAATTGTTCTAGATATTTATCTAAATCTTTTTCTTTTATATTATTCTTAATACTAGGTTCAAATAAATTATATATATCCTCAACTAATGTGTCTATTGTTTTCATAATAAATAAAATGGGGAGACCAAGCTGATTACTGTACGTTGGTTTTTGCCAGAACTCCCCATGTCCTTTCTTAGTTAGGAAGCAAACTTCACACCTTCATCTGCTTCATTAGACACAAAACCATCAGGCACAACATCAAATGCATTATCTGCATCTGCATCTACGTTGTAAGGTATCAAGTTGGTAACTTGTACTGCTCTTAAGTCAGCAGACACACCAGATTTACCTGCATACTCCCAATCGTATTTAGAGTATAATACATTTACATCTGAACCATTACCAATAAGAGTACCCATCATGGTTCTCTTTTGAGCATCAACAATCTCTGGAGCTTTATTCATGTTACCATCTTTTCTTCTAACTTTTCTTTTGATAGTAACAAAGTCTCCTCTGTCATCACTCTTATTCTTAACATTTAGACCATCAGCTTGAGCAATCTTTTTATTCTTCTCGTCAAGATTACCAACATCAATAGTCCAAACTCCATCAGAATCAAACGTAGTATTTGGGCTTGTAATGCTTGCCCAATAAGCTTTTCCTTTTAGTACACTCATATGTGTATCCTTTCTATATTTTTTGTTAAAATTAAATTATATCATAGAAGTATTATCAAAGTCAATACTTTTTTTCCAAATAAATGTGCTTTTTAAATCAGTTACTTTACACATCTCTATTCTAGAAATTAAATCTCTTTTACCTTGATAACTTCTTCCCCAAACTTTATAGTTTGCATCTTTAAAACTAAATACTCTATCAGTTAAATCAACTAATTGATTACACATTTCTCTAACTTCATTAGAGTTAGCAAACACAAAGTCTTTTTCACGTTCAAAAACAATGTAATCAGCTTTGGTATATATCCAACCTGCATCTCCCATAACATTTTTGAACTCCACTACAGTCCACAAGTCATCAAATCCCTTTGACTTGTCTGTTCCTGTTCTTCTAGCTTTAATATCTACTGTGAATGTTTCACCTTCCTTTGTTAAAATTAAATCAATATGGTCATACATATTTTGTTTTTCTGAAGCTATTGATACTTTATAATCTCTACTACTAGCTTCTTTAATAAACATATTTTCTACTGCAGTACCACGTTTAATGTAGTCTTTATGGTCTTTTCTACCTACAAATTCTTTTACTATCATTAAAATCTCCTTCTAAATATTTAACTGCATTTTTTAATCTAAATAAATCATCATTAAAAAATCCTAAACCTGAATTACAGGTATTACAAGGATGTCCTCTAAATTCTCCTGTATCATGATTGTGGTCTAAAACAAAAACTTCTTTATTATTTTTAAGACCCCCCTGTTCTCCTTCTTTTTTTATATCTTCTCTAGTTCTAGTACAAATAGGGCACTTGTGGTCTTCTTTAGGATAGGGATAAAGTTTTTTTAATCTTCTTAAATCAGCTTCTTTATTTCTAGTACAACTTAAACAGACTCTTTCAATCATTCCTTTCCACTTATATCCTTTTTTAAAACGACTTCTTGATTTAAATTCACCACATTTTTTACATTTTAACTTTTCTTCATTAGAACCTGACTCTAAATAATCATTATCAAAAAAAGTAAGTTGTTCTAATGTGTTTGTGCCCATGTCGTACCTTCCTTCCATTCATTATCTAGTGGACATTTCATTTGTAATTGTTGCTCTGTATCTTTCATAGCATCTTTGGTAATACTACCAAACTTTTGCACATCTTTTTTAGCAACTTCATATTGGTATTCATCATGAATGGATGCAACTAATTTAGCATCTACTCCTGTAGATTGAATACGTTTATTCATATTGACTAGCCATAGTTTACATACAACTGCACCTGCTCCCTGCAATAATGTATTTAATGCAGCATGTGGAGAACGTACATGTAATAGTCTACCATCAATACCTTTTATCTTACCTCGCATACCTGCTTTTGTAACACCATCTCTAACTCTTTTGAGAGCAGGCATATTAGATAAAAATCTGTCAATTAATTGTTGTCCTTCTTTTGCACCTTTTCCAACTATCTTACCTATTTTACTGGCACCTGCACCATACATAAAAGCATATATAAATGTTTTAGCCTGGTCTCTGTCTGTAAGACCTGCCATTTTCATATTAGCTGTATGTATATCTCCTGTTAAAACTTCGTCAGTAAAATTAGTATCATTCATAAGATGAGCAAGACAACGTAACTCTAAACCACTTGCATCTGTTCCAACTATGGAGTGAGTGTAAGGATTTTCTACAGTCCAACAATCCCTACACTCTTTACCATATGGAGAACGAACAGCAGGAATCTGAGCCATGTTAGGACTGTGATGTGCCATACGACCTGTTACAGTCTTGAGAGTAAGAACTCTACCATGTACTCTACCATCTTTATCATCACATGCTTCTATCCATGACTTGATTTGTGCTATTCTTTTCTGAAGTAACAAGTACCTAGAAATCTTTTTAGCTTCTGGTAAATTAATACCATCTAATACTTCTTCATTAACAATTACATTACCTTTGTCTGTATGTTTTTTAGGTTTCCAACCTATATCCATAAGTCTATCAGCTATCTGTTGTCTTGAACCTATATTAAAAGGTATGTATTTTGTTTTTGTTTTTAAATCTTTTCTTGTTGGGTCAAATCTTATACGACCCCACTTTTCTAATTCATTAGCTTCATCTCTTAATGTATTGTATAAAGACATAGCTTTTCTAACATCAAGGTAAAACCCATTTCTTTCTTGTTGGTCTACAATAACTCTTACCTGATGCTCTAAGTCAATAGAAGATTTAGAAAAACCTTTTCCTTCTTTTTTTAAATGTTCATATAACTTATGTGTTATATCCACATCTTGTTGACAATACTTTCTTAACTCATGTGTATATGTTGCAAAAGTGCCTATAGTTCCTTTAGGAAAGTTAAATCTATCTCCCCATGCTCCAAGACTATGACCACCCTCTCTTAGTGGATTAAACATTTGAGATAGTATTAATGTGTCTGTTACCTGTGAAGGTTTAATTTCTACACCCAACAGTCTGTTTAATACAGGAGCATCAAAAGATAAACCATTATGCATTATATACTTATCAATATTTTTAGACCAACTTTTAAATACATACATATTATCTGGGTCAAATACTGTTGATACATTTGTGTCTATATCTTTAGCCACAATACAATTTATTACTGTAGCATTTATTTGGTCTGTCTCTATATCAAGAACTACCTTTTTCAATTTTTTCCTCCTCTCCACACCAACTACATGCTTCTCCTTTACCTATCATCATGTCACTACATTCTATTTCACAATAATGGCTCCACATTTCTGGCTCTTTGTCTTTATCTAACCACTCTTTATAGCCTTCTATCCAAATTTGTTTATCTTCTTGTTTATCTTTTGGTAAGTAAACCATATGAAAAGAACCACAGTCAGGACAAGATAAATTTGTTTCCATACAATAATCTTCATCTTCATGGTCAATGTCATGGTCACCACCCCATATTAATTCTGTTCCACAATGCCAACATTTCATTAGAAAGGTATCTCCTCTTTGTTATCTTCTGCATTATACTCTACTTCGTAGGGATTGTCAATCTCTTTCATACGACCTGTCTCTTTATTATAATGCAGATGTGTAGCTATACCTGTATCTCCTGTATATCTATTCTTTAATATTCTAAGTGTCGTTGTGTTAGCTTTGACCTCATCAGTATCTTGTTGGTTTCTTTCTAATCCAATCACACCATCAGATAAGTGAGCAATACTTGCACTACCACGTAAATGTGAAAGTGTAATCTCTTTACCATCTTCATGACCTCTATCTCCTGCAGGTCTACGTAGATGTGATACTAATAACATACCAATACCTGTTTGTTCTACCAGACTTCTTAACTTAGTCATCAATACATCAATAGACTTTCTCTCGTCTCCCTCATCTTGTCCAGACACAAGTATAGATAAGTGGTCTACAAATATCCACTTACATTCTAATGCCTGTGCCATAAATCTAACTCTAGATAATATTTCGTCATTATCTATAGAGCCAAAATGGTCAAAGGCAAAGAACCTACCAGAGCCTATAGTTTCTTTTTCATATTCTTTTAGTTGCTCTATACTAAACTTGTTTCTAACTTCTTTAATATACAATCTGGCATTAGCTTCTACTGACATGATATTAAATGCAGTATTTTTTATACCTTCTTCTAATGCAAGAATACCTATGTTGTGATTTGTATTTTTAAGTAAATGGTGCATCATCTCTCTCATAATAGATGACTTACCCATACCTGCACCAGATGTGAATGTAATAAGTTCCCCTGTTCTCATACCATAAGTCTTATCATTTAGTTTTGACCAAGGATAAGGGACAGTTTCACAAAAGTCTTCTGTGTATAACTTATCACCCAGGTCTCGTAGATTAATAATACCTGCAGGTGTGTAAGGTTGTGCATTCCACCATGCTTGTGAAAACTTTTCTCTCTTACCCATCTTTAGATACTCATTTGCATCTTTGAACTCCATGTTCATAATCTTACATTTGTTTGGACTAAACAACTGAGCCACCTTCTCACTAGCTTCTTGTCCTTGTTTATCCATATCAAAAGATATGACTATGTTTTGAAAGCTATCTAAATATTCAAATGCTTTTCTACAATCTCGCACTGCAGAACCTGCACCTGTTTTTACAGATACACATGCCCACTTACTACCTAATAATTCATAGGCAGACATAGCATCTACTTCACCTTCAGTTATAGTTATATATTTACCACCACCTGTAAATAAATTTTGTCCAAACAGAGTGGCATCTGATATGTTTCCTTCTACCCACATATTTTTAGTAGGCACATCTCTAACTTTGTTACCTATATTGTTACCACCACTATCAAAATACTTATAAATGTGATGTGTATTCATATTACCATTTACTTTCACTTGTGTATGATATTTTTGTGCTGTTTCTTTACTGATATTTCTCTCAGTCAAAGCACCTGTCATTCCTAAAGTCTTTATTAGACTTTCTGTTTGCATTGGTATTACCTTTTCATGTTGCATATTCTCTCCAAATCTAGTGTTGCAAGAAAAACAGTAGCTATATCCTTCAGAATGATTAACATTACCATCACTTGAACCACATTTAGGACAAGCACCCCTGTCTAGCCATGTTTTTTCCATAATTTTCCCCTAAAAATTTAATTATATATTATATTAAAATAATAATCAATAAATAATTATTATTTTTCTATAATATTTTAATCTATTTCAATAGAACTACCATACAACTTTTCAAAAGAACCTATCTCAGAGCTTTTAGTTTCGTACACATCTTTTTTAGCTAGTTCCATAGCTTCAAAAGACTCATAACCTTCTTCTAAATACTCGTAGTATCTTTCTTTGATTAGCTGTTTGATTTCATCTGCTAATAAGTTCGTCATCTTTTCCTCGTTCATAAATTTATAATATAAAAAATAAAACCAAAGATTAGTAACACAGGAAAAATATTATTTAACCACAAATCTTTAGTTTTCTTATTAGATTTAAACCATTTACCTGTGGCTTTTAATCTTCTTTCTCTCGCCCTACTCATCTTTTATATGACCTGCATCTGGGTTCTCTATCCAACCTTTATATTTTTTATTAGATTTAAGTTCATATAATTCTTCTGTAAGATTTTTTATACGAATCATTAGATTCTTATTTTGTTCTTGTAAATCTCTAACATTTTTTCGTAACATTTCTTCTAAGCTAAGTTTCATTGAACCCTCATTAGTTCTACATTGTCATCTACAAATGCTTGTATTAAAAGTCCCCTCTCACTATAAAGGGATTGTAAAAATTCTTGTGCTTCTTCTTTGTTTTTAAAATACATTATTTTACCACCATCTTCTTCAAGAATGTCTGGTAACTCCACATCTTTTGGGTATCTTAATGCTATAACAAACATATCTTTTTTTTTCATATCTACTCCTAATTATATACTATATTTTTATAGTAGTCAATACCCTACATAAGGCACTACAAAGCATAATAAATGCCATATTATAATACATGCAAATATTTGTAACATTTCTTTATTTATATTTATCATTCGTAATACTCCTCTTAATTTGTGACCATAAGTTATTGTTATACTTATGTAATTTGTATTCAACTTTGTTATCTCTTAACATATCAAACAGTTTGTTTAATACATCTTTCTTCGTAGGTCTTCTATCAAAGTCAATCTCCATTTCTATTTTGTACTTCATTCTTCCTCCTTGTCCCCTGAAATAGCACCTATCTGTCCTTTGAAAGGTATTACCTTTGCACTAGGTCTAGTATCAATAGGCATATCTGAATCAAAATCTATGCTTGATGGAAACATGAACTCTTCTAGTTCATTAAACCCACCTATGTGTAGAAAGATTTGTGGCACAGTTTTATGTCCTGCTTCTCTAAATCTTTTTATCTTAGGCAAGTTATCTAACACTCTCTCTTCGTATACTTCTCCTGCTTCATCTAGTAATGCTTTTGCTTTGGCACAATACTCGCAGTTCTTTTGTGTGTATATAATATATTTAATCATACTCTATTCTCCTTAATAAATACTGTATCAATAACCCAAGTATTCTCAGTATCTTTCTTACCTCTTCTCCAATACAAATGGTTTGGTTCACTATATATGCTTGGGTCTATATCTGGATTATCAA